TCATTGATATAAAAGTTGTCGCCGCAATTTGAGCAAATGCGTTTCATTTTTATTCAAAAGATAGCCGCTTGTGAATCTCACGGGTGCGCTCAACATCGCCGCCGCAATACTTGGCAACGTCAGCTATGCGCCCATCCTTGACAAAATCCCACACCTTGCTGCCATCGATCTCTTCACCGATTTCAGCGCCCTTGGCATCGATTTGGAAGACCCTGCACAGCTTGGCGAGGCTTACCGTCTTGCCGTGACCCGCCCACTCAAGCATCGTGTCAAAGACTGTCGCATCCCACGGTTTCGCCGCAAACGGTAAAAATAGCGGCGGCTTAACTCCCAACAGTACGCTGCGCTGAAATAAAAAGCGAAGATCAAAACCAACCAAATTGTGACCGATGAATACGGGCTGACGGTGTTCCGAAGGCTTATATCGAACAGAAATTGCGCGGTAAAAAGTAGAAATAAGAAGTTCTTCATTATTTTTCCAATTGTCACTATAAATATTGTCAACTGGCTCATCGTCAACTGCGTATGAGATTGCCACGATTTGACCTAGCGCACCGTCAAACGATGTTTTACGGTAACGCTGATCAAACTCAGCCTCAATCTCAGCTTGCTTGGCGGCGATGTACTCATCGATCTTCACCTGATCCTTGTAATTGGATGGGGCTTTGACCGCAGCCTTTTCAGCATCGGTTTCTTTTTTCATCACGGCAATTTCAAATTCGGATTGCGTGGGTACTGTTTCAATATCAAGATATACGTTCATTGTTTTTCCTTAAAAGGGGATGTCATCGTCAAGATCAGCAGCAAACGATTGTGATGCTTGCGGCGGGTTGGTGGGCAGTCGTTGATACTCCATCGACCCCATGATCTTCGCACGCAAGCTGTCGCTGAACGTGGCAAACAACTCGCTGTCGTGGTTGTCAATTTCGTACATCTTGATTTGATTGAACGGCGCGGGTAAACCCAACTTTTTTAGGTGAGCGGGAACTGGCATCACCGCATCGATGTTTGTATAGGTCTTGCCATCGTTGCCCGTACTGGTCGAGATGGATAACATACACCACGCACCCAACACATTCTTCAATTCAAACCCGTTCAACTCGTCAGGCGTGAAGTCACGACCGCGCCACATCTTCAGGTGATTACGCAACGTAGCCTTTTCGTGCAGCGACATTGTGTAATTCTTGCTGATTGACATCGGCTCACCCTTGTTAGTGATTGTGGGCTTGCCGCTCTCGTCTTCAGAGTGAACCTCAAACTGAAGCATGACTTTGTACGCCAACTTGGGTACGCCCATGTGTTCTGTTTTTTGCGTTCCCAAATCAACAATGCGGTAACAACGCGCAAGGTGCATACCATTAGGAACTGGGGTGAAGCTGCCACCCATGTTTGCTTTCGCTGTAAGTGCCATTATTTAATTCCTACTGTTTGTAAAATTGGGCGCGATACGCCACATTCAAAATGAATGACCGACCAGTCATCCTCGCTTGCTGCGCCTTGCTTGGCGCGTTCTAACGCTTCCTCAAGCATCTGTTGACGCTCAAGTTGCATTTGATAGTATTCGTCTTCTCTCATTTGATTTCCAATGTTGCGGCGCTACGGATTGACAGAGATTGGTAGTAATTCCACTTCGCCAAAATTAAAGGGTCTTTGCTTGGGGGTGTCCAACCAAGACGCTTCCAAGTACGTTGAACGCTTGTGGCGCTTGACGGTGCATAGGCAGGATCGCCCTCTTTCAGTTCTAAGTCATTCATTTTTGATTCTCTACTTGTTAAGGAAAAGTGATTGTACACCCGTTAAATTAAAATGTACAATTGGTTTTCTTTGGAGGTTTTATGAAATTAAAAGAGTACCTACAGCAGCATGGCTCAATTGAGGCTATGTCAAAAACGCTAGGCATCAGCCGAACGTGGCTGTCCTTAGTCGTGAACGGTCATCAACCTCCAAGCGCGGTGTTGGCGATCAAGATTGAGGCAGCTACGAAAGGCAAGATTACCCGCGAACAACTTCGACCCGACTTGTACAGGAAAGCTAAAAAATGATTATTGATCCAAAACTAAAAGCGTACATTCGACCATTAAGCGAAAACGAATATCAAGCACTTGAATCTAGCATTTTGGCTGATGGTTGCCGCGATGCTTTGGTGGTGTGGGATGGCATTCTGATTGACGGTCACAATCGTTATTCAATTTGTACCAAGCATGAACTTGAATTTGATACTGTTGAGATGGCTTTCAAAAACATTGACGAAGCCAA